ACGATATAATCAATAAGAAAGAAGGTAATGTATGGCAAAGATTTTAGAGTTAGAGAGTAGTGGTACTGATCCGATTCCTACTGAGACAAAGCAAGACAATATGACAGACACAGAAAAGGTAATTCAAGGTTTGATGCGTAAGGCTTATGCTCTCGGCGTTTCGTCTGGTGTGCGTACTATGTGCGTTTCTGTTCTGGCACAGTTAAACCAGACAAAGAAAATGAACCCGCAGAAGCAACTAAAGGAACCCGCAGAAGCAACTAAATCTTTTACGCCAGATGTGTCAAAAGAACATTGAAAATCAAAATAAGGTTGCACAGAACGCAGATAATTCTACTACTGAAACTACTACAAATAATGAAAAGGAGAATAAGTAATGTTTAGTCGTGATATTTTGACTGTTAAAGAGGCTCAGTTGAACGCCCTTGTCGCAGAATCGGGGGGGGCAGTATCTTTAATCACAAGTACGATTGATCGGTTAGAGACTATTAATAGCAAGATTACTGATACACGTCAGGAGATTGCTAATTATCAGTCTGAGTTGAATCGAATTGATGGCTCAATGGAGCAACAGTTTGGTCATAATGCGAAGATTATTGGTAAATTTAAGAGTTTTCTGGAGGACTAATGAAAGAATGTTTTGAAAATGAAATTGCATGGATTCATTCACAGGATATTCAGCAATTTGCAAAATACTGTGTAGATAATTTGCCTGATTATTTCTTTACAGTTCCAGCATCGTCCAGCGGTAAATATCATCCATCATATGCTCTTGGCGATGGCGGTCTTATTCGTCACACTAAAGCTGCGGTGGCGGTTGCGCATGAATTGTTTAATCTTGAAATGTTCCAAAAGCAATTCACAGAGAATGAACGGGATTTAATTCTGTTGAGTTTGATTCTTCATGACGGAAAGAAACAAGGTAGCGGTAATGGTAAACATACAGTATTTGAACATCCCCTATATGCTGCTGACTTTGTAAGAGAATGTAATTTTGAATGTTCTAAACTAACTGATAAACAAGAACAAATTGTGTGTAATGCAATTTCTTCACATATGGGCCAGTGGAATACAGCACGAAATTCCAGAACTGAATTGCCTAAACCCGCAGATAGGATTCAGAAATTTGTACATATGTGTGATTATCTTGCGTCACGCAAATTTTTAGAAGTTAATTTTGATGCAATAAGTTATTAAAGGAGAGATGTAAATGAGTTATCAGGCACGATTTAATTTTGTTGGTACACCTGTTATTCCCAAGCAGAAGGCAGATACCAAGCGTCCGTTCTGTAAGGAAATGACTAAGAAGGATGATAAGGGCAAGAAGCGTGAAATGCTTTCTATGACTTTTGGGGTCAAAGAAAGCGATTCTAATATGGCTTTTGTTGAGGCTTTTGACAGTGTTCAGGAAACTATTAAGACAATGAACACTGACAATGAGAAACTGGATGTTGCTTGGGCTGACCGCTTTGATGAGGAAATTGTTTCTCAGGTTGCCAATTATCGTAAGTACATTGTTGATCTTGGCGAGGATCATGGTGGGCGGCAGGAGTTCATCACTGTCTATGATATGATTAAGCACTTGCAGGAGTATCTTCCCGATTATGAAGGCCGTGTAGTTGTTACAGGCCAGTTTACTCGTGATTGGTATGGCAAGAAGAAGATGTACTACAGCAAGTTCCGTATTCAGAATGTTTTTGCTGCTCCAGAAGAGCGTAAAAGCCGCCTTATGATTACTGCTGATCTGTTCTATAACAAGGATAGCTTTGATGATTCTGATTTTGATGAAAACAAGAAGATTACACTGGATTGTTATATTGAGCAGTACATCAACAAGGATGAGGGCCGTAAGTATGTTCCTATTCAGGTTGTTTTCTCTGGCGCAAAGTATGATATGGAGAACGAGCGTCATAAGAAGCTGCTTGATTATAAGATGAAGTATATCAAGGTTAAGAGCAAGGATATGGTTCATATTCCGTGGGAAATGGTTCTACTGCGTGGTGCTGAAGAGGCTGATTTTGATGAGTCGATGTTGACTGATGCTCAAAAGGAGCAGATTGAACTTGGCATTAAGACACTGGATGATTTTAAGCCCAAGGGCAATATCTACGGTGATCGTATTGATGAGTTCCGTTTGTTCGATCCGAAGCTGGATGGCGATTTTGCTGATGGCTTGCTGGATGCCGATGACAAGGGTAGCGAGTTCGAGGAACGGATTTATCAGCCGCCGCAGGATGAGACTTTGGATGAGGCCAAGAGTAATTCTAAGAAGGGCAATAAGTCTGATGAGGATGATGAGCCGCCATTTGATAAGGATGATAAGAATGATGGCGTAGATGAAGATGACCTGTTTTAATGAAAGGAGTGATGTGTAATGGCAAGGAAATTTGGTAAGAAGCGTGAAATCTGTATTGATCCGTTGGCATATAACATTGGCCTGATTGGTGAAAGTGGCATTGGTAAGTCTACTGTCATTAAGGAGGTTTGTGAGAAGCTGGCTGGTGATGAGGGTTATATTGCCCTTGATATTGGTAAGGAAGATGGTCACGATGCTATTAATGGTATTGTGTCTGAAAAGATTCCTGATTGGGCTACTTTCAAGGAGTTCTGTGATGATGTGATTGAGAACAAGTTGACTGATTATAAGGAACTGCGTGTTATTGTTCTTGATACGTTTGATCAGTTGCTTGAAATTGCAGAGCCGGAGGTTATTCGGATGCACAACCGAGCCAACCCCGATAAGCCTAAGATTACATCTATTAAGGCTGCATTTGGTGGTTTTATGGCTGGTGAGGATAAGGCGATCCAGATTGTTCTTGATAAGCTGTGGGAACTGAAGGGTGTTGGAGTTTCTTTTATTGCGATTGGACATACAAAGAAGAAAGACGTGGATGATCCTATTACTGGCGAGTCTTATTCCATTCTGACTACTAATATGAGTCAGCGGTACTTTAATGCACTCAAGACTAAGTTGCATTTCCTTGGTGTCGCTTATATTGATCGTGAGATTGTCAAGCAAAAGACAGGTAAGAAGAATGTTGTCACTAAGCAGGAGGAAGTTAAGGGCAAGGTTTTGGGCGAAACTCGTTGTATTTCTTTCCGTGATGATAATTACAGCGTAGATTCTAAGTCTCGTTTTGCTGATATTGTTGATAAAATTCCTCTTGATTCTGACGCTTTCATTAAGGCTTTGACGGACGCTATTCTTGCCGAGCATAGCAAGGGCGACAAGACTATTGAGCAGTCTAAAAAGGAACTGGCTGCGGCTCGTAAGGCAAAAGAGGCCGAGGTTGCCGAGAAGCTGGAGCAGGATGCAAAGAACAAGATTGATGAGGAACGCAATGCAGAACTTATGAGTGTGATTCAGAATAAGTTCTCCGATGCCAATGCTGCCACTAAGAAGAAGGTTAAAGCAATTATGGCTGAGAATGATATTCCGAATTTCAAAAATTCTGATGATATTCCTACCGCTATTCTGGAGAATATTGTTGAGGTTCTGAATCAGACAGAGTAATAGGAGGTACTTATGGCGAGGCCATGCAAATGTGCTATTACTGGCGAAAAGGGAACTACAGATACATTTGTAAAAATCAATGGTAAGTATTATAAAAGCCAAGAAATTTATGATGCTGACCAAAAGAGTAAGGCCAAGCGTAAAGAACTGATTGATTATGTTTGTCGGGAGTTTTTAAGGTATGGAAATGGGCAACCATTTCCTACCTCCCTTCCTAAAAAGCTAAATGAACTGTCATTTTATGATGATGATGTAATTTTAGAAACATTTAAACGATGTGCGTCTGATATTCATTATCAGATGGAACATAAGCAGTTCTCCGCTGAATATAACAAAGTCGCATATATGTTTGCGATCATTAAAAACTCTATTGCAGATGTAAATGCAGAGTTCCAACGTAAAAAGAAACAAGAGAATACCATAAAAACAACCGAAATCGAGTGTGGCGATTTATCCAGTATTGGGACAAAAACCCGTGGAAAGGATATTAGCAGCTTTCTCAATGATGATGAGTTTTAAAGGAGGGTGATCAATATAGATTTAAAAAAGTATCCTGAAGAACTGATTAAAGGTCGAGATAGCGCAGAAGCCACATTCGTTTTTTGTTTATGGAAACAGCCTGACTTATATGATGATTTTCAACGTGTAAATGCAAATGAAGATCAGACATTAAAAACAGATGATGGTGTTTTCTATTTTTCACTTGGGCGGCAGATGTTCAATCAAGGCTTTAAATCTTTTGACAATGTAACTATATATACATTTTTAGAAGGTAAGCCAACAGTCAAAAAGCATTTCGATGAACTTGGTGGTTATGCTACAGTAAGTGAACTTTGTTCTTTAGTTAATCCTGAAAATGTCGATGCTTATTATGACAAAGTTGCAAAGATGAACACGCTT